TTATAGGTTCCCAACTAGAATCGTGTTTAGCAAACATTAATATAGGTCTCCACGGGTTCATTACATCATTTGGATAAACTGTATAAACTTGATTTGTCTTGAAATCAAAAATCAAAAAGTTTACCATTAATTTATTTACTAATATCTCCATTAACCAAATTGATATGTCTTTATCTTTAATATATTTTTTCAATACAGCCTTTGGAATTTCTTCCAAGCTTTTAGGTAGATTATTATCATTTACAAATTCTAATAATTCATCAATCAGTTTGTTAATAAATGTATTCTCTTCATTTTCTAATAGGGTAACATAATTATCTTGTAGCAATGTTAAAACACTAGTAAAAAAAGACACATTTACATTGTTAATTGATTGAGTAATCCCAAGTCTGTAAAATTTATCTCCAAAAATTTCTTTCAATTCTGGTGTAAAACCTTCACTGAAATTCATTATATTTTTTTTACCTTCAAATTGATTAAGATTTTTTTTTACAGATAGATATTTTAATATCATATCATAATTGATTTCCATTTATATAGTTTAGTAACTTATTTTTAAAAGAAAATATCAATTTTTTCTTGTCTAATATTTTCTATTAATGAAATCATTAAAAAATAAATTTTATAAATCATTGTTATTTTCTCCTTGAAATAGGGTCTAACTTTAGGAATTATTTCTTCGAAAGTCAACCATTTAATATCTCCTACTTCATATTTTTGAAAATCATTATTTATTTCTAATTCTATATTTTCATATGCTAATCCTAAATAATAAACTAATTTATATAATTTATTTTCAGTTCCAACAACTGATTCTTCGATAGTATTTAATCTATCTAAAATTAAATATTTGTTTTGAGTAATTCCTGTTTCTTCTTCAAATTCTCTTTTAGCACATTCAAAAATTTTCTCATTTTTATCTTTTCTGCCTTTAGGAAATCCCCATTCAGGAGTTTCATATAAATTTTCAAAATTAATTATTTCTGATAACTTATATTTATTTTTAATTAAATTAAATTTATTTTGGGACATTTCAAATTCCTTTTGATAGATTTTACATTTTGAAGTTTTTTGCCATAAATCATTCCATAAATATGAAAAATTACTATTCATTATCTTTTCTATTTCTGATTTTGCCATTAAATTTAATAAATTAGATATTTCATTTTGATTATTTTCATCATATTTACCCCTAATAAATTCTACATATGAAAAACTATGTTTTCTTTGAATAAATAAAAATTTTATTTTATCTTTATACATATCTATTTTATCCAAATTTTTTAAATTGGAAAAATTATATTCTTCAATATCTATTAACTTATTCACTAAAAAATTTTCCATTAAAAAAGGAGATATTTTCAGACTTTCATCTAATTTTAAACATATAATCCCATATGAATAAATAGGCTCGTTACAATCTTTAATAAGATGATTTGTTTTGGAACAATTAATACAATATAATTTCTTATTAGTCATCTAATAATAAAATATATTTTTTTTATACTTTTTTTACGGATATAAATTTGTCAGCTTAATAAATTCGTCTGCATTATAAATTAGTCTACTAAATATCCTTTTTTATCAAATTTTGGTTGATTTATCATTACATATTCGGATTTATCCATATTTATTTTTTTGAAAATTTTATCTAATATTTTGTCATTTAGAATGATATTTTCTTTTTCTTTCTCTTTTTCTTTCTCTTCCTCTTTCTCTTTTATTTCTTTTTCTTCTTTTTCTTCTTCTTTTTCTTCTTCTTTTTCTTCTTCTAATGTTTGAGTTTCTATTTCTTTGGTTTCTATTTTTTCTTTAATAATTAAATTTGTTTTAACTATTTCATCAACTAATTCATCTAATATTTCTTTAACTATTATTTTTTCAGGTTCATAATCAGCTGAAACATAATTAATTTCTATGTAAAGTTTATCATTTATAATTTTATGAAAGAGATTTAAAATTGGTACAAAAAGAGTAAATATGAAAACTTCTAGTATAATTAGTATATACGGTATAAGTATAAGAAAATACATTAAATTAAAATGTGGATGGTCTCTAAATCAAAATTTAAGAAAAAAGATCTTTTACAAAGTTTTCCTCATACTCTTGATAATTATTATACCAGTTATATAAAATATGTATTGCCAATCCATTTTTAACAAAACAATGTTTCATATATTTTTGCCAAGCATATATATTTAATGGAACTTCATCAAAAGGATCTACAAATAAAGAACTATCATATATTATAGTTTTGTAAATATCAGTTCTAATACAGAAAACACTATTACATAAATAAGGAGAATTATCATTTAATATTAGTGAAGAAGGTTCTGTTGAAAAAAATTTTTCTTTATTTTTTAATATACAAGTATTCAAATAATCAATTGCTTCATAATTTATACGAATTGGGTGTATTCCTTTATAATGATGCGGTATTGCTTTAACAGTATTAAAAAAACGTTCTTTATACCATTCTTTAGAATCCAATGTGTGAACATTTAAAATATTATAATTTACATCATCTCTATCATAAAAATTAGTTTTTAAAAAATATTCTTTTAGAGTTGATTGTTCGGTGTCCGAAAGAAATTGATTCATAAAATATTCTACACCAGGTATTCCAGATGAAAGCGATGGTCCTAAGGTTAAAAATTCAGAATTCCCATCTAGAATAGATAAATTATCTATCATATAATCAAGTACTTTTGATGTTAAAAAAATATCATTATCACATTTCATCATATATTTTGAATTATTTTCTTCTGCAAAATTAATTGCATATCTTACTTTATTCATGTAGTTATCATTTTCTGGAATATTTACTATTTTTGAACTAAAAGAGTATTTATTTATTTCTTCAGAATAAAATTCAATATCATTTGAATGGGTTAAAACCAAAAGTGTCCACTCGTCTTTCTTCTTTGAACTATTTAATAAATTTACAAAATGAGGGAATGTATAATGTCTAGAATCATTTGTTAGGTAAAACAAAACAAGTTTCATATTATTTAGTAAAATTTTTTTACTTTATATATTTTTGATTTAAAATAATATTAGAAATAATATTATATGAAAAATATTATTGTCATTCACATTGCATTAATGGATAGATGGTCTGAAAGATTAGATATGTTTCTATCTCTTATATATAAATCCAAATTACTTTTTGAAAAAATATATTTATGTTTCGTAGGAGATACACCAATTAATATTACAGAAAACGATAAAATAGTTATAAAAATTCTAAGTACTGATTTAAAATCTTACGAATTACCAACACAAAAATTATTATATGATTTCTGTTGTGAAAATAATGATTATAACGTTTTATATCTTCATACAAAGGGTGTAGGACAAGAAATAAACTTTTGTATAGAAGATTGGGTTAATTATATGTTGTATTTTCTTGTTGAAAAAAATATTGATGTAAATAATAAGTTATCCGATTTTGATACCGTTGGTGTTGATTTAAGACAAGAACCAAGCTTACATTATTCTGGAAACTTTTGGTGGGCTAAGAGTTCGTATATTTCTTCTTTACCTGATCCACTTTCATTCAAAGATTTAAACAAATATCCGAACCCTTTAAATTCAGAAAGACATAATCAAGAATTTTGGATTTGTTATAATAAAGGTAAGCATTTTTGCTTGTGGGATTGTGGTATAGATTGTTATGAAAGACATTTACATAGATATTTACCAGATAAATATAGGCTTTCGTAATTTTAAGAAATTGAATGAAACAATATTTAAAGATATTTATTTATATAATAATAAATGAACTACCAAATATTACAAAATGACATAGTTAAAGATATAATAACAAAGTTTAAAAGAAAGTGTCCAAAAAAAGTAGAATATTTAGATAGGCTTACATTGGAATTTGATATTATTATAAAAAAAGATTTTTATAATTACATCTTACAAGTTTATGAATTATTAGATTTGGTGAAGGATATACCCCATATTATTAGAGGATCTTCTGGTTCATCATTAGTTTGTTATTGTTTGGGTATAACTAATATTGACCCAGTTGCTGATAAAGTTTGTTTTGCTAGATTTTTAAGCGAAACCAGACAATCTATGCCAGATATTGATTTTGATTTCCCGTATAATAAAAGGGATGAAGTCTTTGATAGAATAGACAAACATTGGGCGAATAGAGTGGCGAGAATAAGTAATCACGTTATGTATAAAGAAAAATCAGCGACTAGAGAAGCTATTCGTCAAGTTAGTATTGAAAAAGAAGGTAAAAGTAAATTTATTCCTAAAGAAAAATGCAATTCAAAAAGTTTTCCAAAATGGAAATTAGATATTGAAAGTAAGAAAAAAGAATTATTGGGAACAATGAGATGTTATTCTTTACACTGTGGAGGAATTGTAATTTACGATGATAAAATACCGGATGAAATTAAATTGGAATCAAAAAATAAAAATCAAATCGTTTATGACAAAGAAGACGTTGCAGATAAAGGCTTGTTTAAAATAGATATTTTGTCAAATCGTGGATTGGCTCAATTGTTTGATGTAAGCGATACCAATATTGAAGACTATCCTAATAATGATGATTTGATAACAAAGTTATTTACCAATGGAAACAACTTGGGATTAACCTTCGCGGAATCACCAGCAATGCGCAAAATTTTAGCATTAGTTAAACCAAAAAATTTTATGGATGTTGCTTTTTGTTTGGCTTTAGTTAGACCAGCTGCTGCTAATGGAAATAAGACAAAAGCTATTGTTGATTTTGAAAGGGGTGAATTTGGTAATTATTTAATTTTTGATGATGATGCCATTGATTTTATTAAGAATTCTATAAATTGTGATGAAGGTCAAGCTGATAAATATCGTAGAGGCTTTAGTAAAAATAAAGAAAATCTTATGAATGAATTTGATGCGCTATTAAAACAATTTAATCTTAATGATGATAAAAAAAATAAATTAAGTTCATCATTATCTGATTTAAGAAGATATTCGTTTTGTAAAAGCCACGCAATATCTTATGGTAAATTAGTTTGGGCTTTAGCTTATTGTAAGGCATATTTTCCTAAAGAATTTTGGAAGGCTACACTTAGACATTGTCATTCATCATATAGAAAATGGGTTCATTACAATGAAGCAAAGACAGCAGGTGTTAAATTAAAACCACCAAAGAAAGTTAAAGAAATTATAGATGATACCAATAAACAATATTTAGAGTATGGCTATTGGTTAACATCTAATTTTATTGAAAACTGTTATTTAACTATATCTGAAGATGATTTTATAAGAAGTGAAAACGAATACTGTGTTAAATTTAGGGGTTTAATTGCTACGGGTAGAGTTAATAAAAATAATACCTATAATTATGGGAAAAAGGGTTGTACTTTCATAACGGTTGGATATGACAATGGGAAATATATTGATGTAACCATAGATAAAATTGTTTATTTTTATCCATATGACATTGTGGAAGGTGAAGGTATTTTATCTTCATATGATAATAAGAAGGTAAAATTTAATAGAAATACAAATAAAATATTAGCAACTAGTTATAAATTAAAAAAATTATAAAAATCTGGTAATCTTCCAGTATTTTGGTACTCTTGTATTTTTAGGATTATTCGGATATTCTTCATCACCAGTGTCTGCATCTAAATATTCTATTAAATAATTATCTGGTATAAATATTTCTTTTAATTTTTCATATGTTTCATCATCATATTTTTTATTTTCTACTTTATCATTTGGATATAATACCATATGATATTCTATAAAATTTTTTAATATTTCACCATCTGGTCTCATATACTTTAATAATTCTACAATATTATATACTCTTTGTCCTTTCCAAATACCAATATATGAAATGTAATTATTTTTAACATCATCTAAGTTTTCAGGTTTTATTATATTTCTACCCAATTTACTATAATATTTATCATCTCTTTCAAATATTTCTACTGCAAATCTAGTTCCCGTGTTTATTGGTGTAATATATAATTCACCGTTTAATTCTAAAAGACCTTTTATTATTATTAGTTGTGTAAATATTTCATCAATAAAAAATTTTATAACAGACCAATCATATATAATTTTTGAAAATTTATTTGGTAAAAACCAACTTAACATTGAATAAATATTACCATAAAGACTATCATCTTTATTATATAAAGTTAATAAATCAGGTTGATTTACATCTATAACACCTGCAGTTATATTATCTATTGTAATATCATAATTATTCTTAAATCTATCCAAGTCAGTTTCTATATTGTTTCTTGCACCAATAACCATCCATAAATCTCTTATATTTGGATTATCTTTTACATATTTTAAAAAATTGTGAAAATATGTTTCATAATTTGGAACTGGATAGGTATTAAAGTTTTTTGGAAATATAGTTTTTCCTATAATTCCTTTACCTATTAGATTTTTTAAATTTAAATATTTATTTTTGTATTTTAAGTATTTATCTTTATACATTATATATATTTATAAAATAATCTAAAATTTAATATAAGAAGCACCATAAAAACCTACCCCATTTACAATAAACCCTCTAAATAAACAAAACAATAAACCATTATAAAAATTACCTTTTGCTAAGGCTATTTTTAAAGTATCATCTGATTGTATTCTCGTCTTAATAGTATCAACTGGATATGAAATCAACCAAGAAAAAGAACCAGATAAACCTCCTGATAAAAAAGGACCATATTTTGGTTCAAGATAATCATAAAATCTAAAATAACTATTTAATCCTAAAAATTCCCGGCAATAAGTTATTGTAAAACCTTTAGGAAAAACATTTTTATATTCTCCATTTACTTGTTTTTGAATTTTATAATATTCAAATGGTGTTAGCAATATAGAAGATATTAGTGGTAAAACTAAAAAAGAATGATGTTTATAACTGTAAAATTGAATTCCAGTTATAAGCGAATTACTTAATACCGATGGTACTAGACCATTAAATAATTTAGGAAATATCTTCAAATTAATTGGGGTATTCTTTTGTTTTAATACTTTAATTGTATCTAACGGATGTCCAATAATGCTTTGCAAACTTCCACAAATTAAACCCGCTAAAAATTCTTGCATTTAATAATAATTAAAAAAATTTATTTTTAATATCTTTTATTCTAATATTTATTAATATGGATGAAAACTTTGATATTAAAGATTTCCTTCTAACTAGGTTAAATGATTATGATTTAAATCGTGAGAAATACAAAGAACTAATCGAAAATCAAAATATTATTATTGAAGGATCTAATAATGAAAATAATACGAAAGATACTATTATAAAATTTAGAGATGATAATAATGAAGAAATTTATAAAGCTAAAATAACTATTTTAGGTACTTTAGATGTATCAACTAAAATATGGTTATGGTCTTGGGTTACTCCAAGAATAAGAACCAATGAAACTATAGACGCTAGAGATATATTAAATTATGGACTTGATTTTGAACCATTTTCTATTTCCAATATTCATTATTTTATTAAATCCCATTTTGTAAATTCTAGAATTTATATGGAAACTAATTTTGCTTTAGATGTTCATCTTGCTCTATGTTTTTATATTTTAAAAAGAGGTAAATTTATCTATCCCAGATATAAAAAAGAAAATGGTGTAGATGCGATAGTTTATTATTTAGTTTATTAATTTTTTTCTACTTTTCAATAGATGATATTAGAAATATTAATTAATAAAAATGTTTTCTTTTTCAAAAATATTTCTTATGATGAATCTACTAAACTAATTAGAACGGTTTTAACAAATAGCAGTAAAATTAATATTTCAGGTATTGATTATAATGAAATGAAAATTTTTTTATCAAAATGTATGGAACCTAGCCATATAATACTCATGGATAAAATATTAAATTCGTTAAATCAAATATATAATTCGTTAGATTTAATATTTATTGGTAAATCTTTGTTTATTTTACCCGGTAATCTTAATAGTTTTATTTATAAATTGGGAAATATAATTATCAATAATAAAAAAATTAAAGATAGTTTAATTATTGAACAATTAAATAAAATCAAATTAAAAATTATGAAATATTTATTTGAAAATATAGATTTAGAAAGTCAAAATAAAGATTGCTTTCACGTTGAAAAATTATTGAAAATGACCATGTTATTGTTTAATCATTTTGATTATTTTCATAAAGAAACAGTATTCACAAATAGCAATTTAACGTTTACAATTTATGACTTTATATTTGATAATAGTTTATAATAAAAAATCTAATTTAATTCATATGTCAGACAAAATATGTCTTCCAACAGAACATTATACTTTTATGATGATATTTTTTATTGGAATCACAATATTTTATATTTATAAAATACAAACAGTTGATTTTAATTTTGGTTTAAATAATAATATAAATAATTTATCTAAACAAATGGATATTTTAGATGATGTACCTATAATTTATAGAAAACCAGAAGTATATAAAAGAAAAGGTAGAGATGACCCAGTAGAAAACACATCATCAAGTTTAATTGTTACCGATTTTGCAAAAAGACAACTTTTAGAAAGAAGAGATAAAGATGCAATATACAATGAATTTAAAGCTCCTGAAAAAAGATTACCTGAATATGCATATCCTAATAGATATGTTAGAAGTATGATTAATATTCCTACAAGGGGAACACCAGATAATTTTCACGCAATAGGAACTTTAATAAGAAAAAATGACGAAAAGGTTTTACAATTATTTGGCAGACAAACTTATCCTGGTTCAAATCAATGGGAATATTATGTTTCTGGAGCTGATACTTATGGATTTCCAAATAAAATGCCAATTCAAGTTAGAGGTAATAGAGAAATAGAAAATAATCAAATGATAGCTTTACCATTTTTAGATACAAAGAAAGGTGAATTTCAAGCAAATATATATAATTATGATGTTCCTAGATATAATCCTTATGATTATTAAAAAAAATTGATGAATTGTCTAGTTAAAATAATATCTTCTTACTATGTCATTACTCAAAGATAAATTTAATATTATTGAGAATCATGTAAAAGATGTAGCTGTTACAAAATTAAATTCTATTGTGGAAAATTATTTTGAAAACTTACTAAATTCCGGTGAAAAAGTAATCCATCCTGATTTTATAAAGCAAGTTTTTTGGTTTGAAAAAAACTTGGATTATATTAAAATTCTGAATAAACAATTAGATAATTTTTTAAAAATGAAAAAAACTACCATTAGAAATAATATTAAAAAAGGTATTTTTGAGAAAGCACATTTAATTAAAATTATTAAAGATTATGGAATGCAAATTAATAAGTTATCTTTTCTAAGTCCTGAAAGAAGGGTAATTCAACAAATGAGTTCTTTGCATCTATTTAATATTATTATTTCAGACCCTTCAATTATTACTTTCTTAAAGAATGAGTTGAATAATATTAACGAGAATACTAAAAGTCAAACAAAAGAATTATTTTCTCTCTTGTATGTCATTTCTGATTTAAATGTAGATTTAAAAATTATACCATGGTTTATTCAATTAATTGCATCATCTTTAGAAGACACTATTAATGATATAATTAGTAAGAACTATCCAGTTCCTCAAAGTTATCAAATTATTATCCAATTGGTAAATCTATTTAAATTTTTTAAAGAAGTGATTGGATATTATGATTTTTTGAAAAATGATATTGAAATAGTAATTTCAAAATGTATAACTAATTTATCAGGAATGATTTCTCTTATGTTTCAAATCTGTAACATAAATCAAATTATAAAATTTACTGAAAATCATTTTAGTATAATGCTAAAAATATTAAATATACAGAAAAATCTGAAGGATCTTATTACTAAACCATTTGTAGGATTTATGAATAATATTATTTCTACTAATTCAGATATAACAATAGATTTTCTGAAAAAAATATCAACTTGTTATCAATTATTTGAAAATTTATTACCACCCTGTAATGATAAATATATAATAAAGATTAAAATTTCCCAATTTTTTTCAGATGAAAAAATATTAGATATGCTAATTGATATATTAAATCAGAATATTTTAAATAATGATGAATTAGCTCATAAGAAAACCAATGATGTAGCTAATATGTTTTCATTCTGTAATAATATTAAAGAAAAGGATGTTTTCATTGACAAATATAATAGAAAACTTATTCAGAGAATTTTATACAAACAAAATATTAGTAGTGAGCAATTATATTATAATATTTTAGTTGATAAATTTGGTGATAAACTAACAATGAAAACTAAGAAAATTATTTATGATATGGATCAGACTATAAATGACAGTAACAATTTTAAAAAATTAGTAGAAGCTAAAACGAAAGTTAATATTGTTACCACATCTTATGGTAATTGGGATGTAAATCAAAATGAAGGTTTAATCGGTGATAATTTGTTAGAACTAGCTAATAAAAATCTTTTGACACAACATATGAATTTATATTCTAGTTTTTATAAAAAGAGATATGACAATAGAAGAAAATTAAATTGGTATCTTCATTTTGGTGAAATTGTTTTTGATTATAAAGCGAAAGAATTTAAAATGATGCCAATTCAATATTTAATTTTAGAAGAAATAACTAACAAATTATTAAATAAGACAGATATCTTAAAATTAGATATCATTAAAAACTATAATGATAATTTTAAACAAGCATTAATATCTTGTTTAATTTTTGGTGGAATTTTAAAAATAAAGAAAGACTTGATAATATTAAATGATGATATAAATAATATTTCTGTTTATGATTATATAAACTTATTCTTTACTACAACTAATTTTGGAAACATTTGGGAAGCAAAACGTCAAGATGAATTAATTATGACACGTGAAGATATATTAAGCTCAAATATCAATCATAGTGTGAAAGTAAATAAAATGCCGATTGATAAATTATTTGAAGAAATCAAAAGTAATCTAAATGTATTTACACTTGAAAGAGACTTTTATGATAAAGTCATTAAGATAATGGTAGAAAAAGATTATATTAAAATTAGTGATTGTATTGTAGAAAAATTATTTTATTGAAAAAAATTGAGTATTGTTTACTTTATATTTAACTTATTAAATTTAATGAGTATTCAAAATCCTTTCATGGCTAATAAAAAATTAATGGTATCTTTAAATCCTGTTGAAATAACTCTAGAAAATGTATCAAAACATTTTAAAAAAATTTTTGTTCTTGTAAAGAAAACTAATAAGAAACTAGAACCAAGTTTTTTCATGAACACAGTTGATGAAAAAACTTATAATGAAATAGTTAACGAAATGGTAATTTGGGAAACATCTTTAAATATTATCAAAAATAAAAACTTATTTGAAAAAGTTATTATTATGCATAAAGATAAGGCAGAGTTATTTAATAACTTTAGCTTTGAACTGTCAGAGAACAATCTTGTACTACCTATTTTAAATATTTCGTTCAAAAATATAAATTCTTATTTATCAAATGTTGATGGAATTAGTAATATAGATAAAATATATAGCCTGTTAATTATTTCTAATTTTCTTGGTGACGATAATTCTAATGTTAAAAATAATTTACATTTGCAAAATTTAATCAAAAATATGGAGGAATCATTTTATTGGACTTTCCCATATAATTGTTTATCCAATCTATCAAGGTCTTTTAAATATAGAAAATTTAATAATAATTATAAAAAATTATTACAAGAAGCTCCTTTAGAAAATACAGATAAGGAAGATAAAATAGATACTAATAAAGATGATAAAGATTATAAGAAAAATGAAGACCAAAATGAAGATTATCTTAAAATGATTTTTAAAAATAAACAATATGTTGATGCATCTAGTGCTATTCAAAAATCAGGGTATAAGTTATATTATATAAATAATGATACTACTTACACTAAAGAAGATATAAATAACTTATTTCAAGTTTTGGATAATAAGAATAAATATTATTTATTTTGTAATATGTTAATTTCAAAAAAGCTATCTGATTTAGTAATTAACAATAAAATTGTATTAGAAGCTATGACACCTATTATTCGTGAATATGCGCCGATATTTAAATATTTAATAGGGTATTCTTGGTTAAAATTATATTTTGACGAATCAATTAAAAAATCTAAATTAAAAATCACTGACGAAACAATTTTTAACATTCATACAGCTTCTAAATTACCTGTATTTCCTTTTTGTCATAAATACCCAAAGTCTAATCCATATATGCCAATTATGGTAGACAATAAAATTTTAAATTCAGAAAGCAATATTAATGGATTAGGTAACTTTAAAAGTTCAAATAGCAAAGGTTATAATAATGTTTATGGTATTTGTGATTTTAAGGAATTTAAAAGACGCTTTAACATCTTTACTGTAGGCAATCCAAATGCTGATTTATTCCAAGATATTGAATGGCAAAAATCTAAAATAGCAATAAGCGGTTCGATTATGACGGCTTGTTTACCTCTTAAACATCCTTTAACTAGAATGTTCCATGAAAAAGATGATGATTTATTAACAAGATATTTTAATGAATATTATGCTCTATCAGATATTGATGTTATGTTTTTGACAAATGACCCTTTTGAATATATGGAAAACGTTACTAACTTTTACAATCAGCTTATAGTTAATATTTGTAATATTTATACCCCCTATGCAACACCTTCACACGTTCATTTGGTCCCTTCATTCCAATTACACTTTTTCGTTAAAGAAACTTGGATTAAGGCAAATATAGTTAATGATAAATTTACATATGATTTTATAGTTGCTAATTTAGATGATAAAGCTATTCAAGAACTATTTAAACCAATTATTAAAAAGGAATTAGAAAATAAATTAAAGGAGGAAAATAATTTAAATGAAAAATCAGAATTGTATAAGAAGTATCCTCATTATTTTCAAGATATCAAAGATTATACTTTTAAAATTTATCTTGGTAAGGACGAAACAAAGAAAAATGAATCGGAAATTTATATTAATTATAAATATAAAATCATATCTCCACATTTAAATCGTAAACTAGAATTATTTATGTCTAAGGGAGATGACCATATGAATTTAGTAAGTCAATTCCATTTACCTTGTGTAAGAGCTTTATACAATGGTGATAATGTGTATTTGACACCATCTTGTATTTCTGCTTATATGACATTTATGAATATTGATTATAAATATTTTGCTGGTTCAAAGGACCCCATTGATATTATTAATAAAAATAGAATGAGAGGTTTTGGTACTTGGTTAAATCAATCAGAAATAAATGCTTTAACTCAATATTCTTCTCAAGTTGATTTTTGGAGTAATTTATATGGAATTAATCCAAATACTATACAAAAAGAAAAATCAATTCTAGGTTGTTTAAGTTTTAAGCATAAATTAATTCATCCTAGATTAATTAATGCTGACAAATTCTATGAAGTTATGCCAGTAAATCTTGAATTTGGATATAATGATGATTATCCAGGAGAATATATTGAAAATTTAAATGAGTTGAATTTAGAAATGAATAAAATATATCCAAATATTATTAATACTAGTTGGGATATTTCTCACTTTAATGTTATTTCTGATATTGGCGCACCAACGCCTGTTGAAAAATGGTTAATTGAGGCTTATTATGAATCAAAGAATAATATAAAGTCTTCATAATTATAATAATTATATTTATAACCACTATTCAAATTATTTTATCATCTAAATTAATGAGCTCGGAATATAAATTTAAAACTCATCTTGATAATATGTCGATGGAATTAAGAAACATGTCTGAAGAAATAATTCAACAAAATGCAACTCGTTCTTGGTTTTATGCTAATGAAATAACAAATATTTATAAAATTCCTACACCAACCAATAATAAGGTTATCATATCAGTAGTTTCTTTTGGTGGAGGTTTATATGGTGATGTTTCTAATACTGGTATTTTAACTAATGGAGATATTCAAAGTTATTGGCAAATCATAGGTATTTCACCATCAAATATGCCTACAGTAGTCATTAAAACAATTAACGGTGCTACTAATTTACCTAATATAAATGATGGTGGCTCAACAATAGAAAATACAATCGATATTATTTCAATTGGAACTTCTTGTCCAACTTCTAATTTGACAATTGTTTTATATATTGCTCCTAATTCTTTTCCTCAATTTCCACTAATTTTAAATGCGATAATAAATGATACCACTTATAAACCAAATGTAATTTCAATTTCTTGGGGTGCACCTGAAATTTATTTTGATACTCCTACTTTAAATTCAGTAAATAATATCTTACAAATTGCTAATAGTAGAAATATTAATATTACTGTAGCGACTGGAGATTATGGTTCTAATGATGGTGTCGGAGGAAATGGTTCTTACTGTGATTTTCCTTCTTCAAGTCCATTTGTGACTGCTTGTGGCGGTACTAATTTAAGATGCCCAAATAAAAAGTATGATAGTTTAACTATAGAATCTTCATGGTCTTCTGGTGGAGGTGCTATAAGTGCTATTTTCTCAAAACCCAATTATCAAAAAAATTTAATTGGTAATAAACGTCATACTCCTGATATTGCAATGAATGCGGACCCTAATACAGGTATTTTATATAAAATAAATGGTCAATTCTATGTTATCGGAGGTACTAGTGTTGTTAGCCCCACTTTTGCTGGATTTTTAGCAGCATCAAATATTAATTTTTTCGTAAATCCAACTCTTTATACTAATAGTTTAGCTTTCAATGATATTCTAACTGGTTCAAATGGAAATTTTAAAGCTAAAACTGGATATGATAATTGTACTGGGATGGGTTCAATTAAAGGAGATATATTAAATTGTATTTTAAATTATTCTTTTGCATTAAATCCTAATACGGTAAATATTAATGTTGGAGCAACTTTAAAATTAGTTGTTAATTCAAATGCATCAACTTTAAATTCTTATATTAGTTGGACTTCTAATAATTCGTCAATTGCTACTGTATTAAATGGATTGGTTAAGGGACTAAAAGCTGGCACTACAACTATTAGAATAGCATCAACATTAAACCCGAATTTATTTACTTTAGTAACAGTAAATGTAACTGTTAAATCAAATAACAGAAATACCCTTTCAAGGTCTATAAGACCAAATAATAAAGGTTTATTAAGATTAATTCTGCTAAATTAAAACTATTACTAGTTTAATGGAAAGAGAAAAAAATGTTAAAAAAATTTCAGAAATTCTAGGTGATAAAATTGCTAAAATTATGGAAAACTCTATTTATAATTTTTCAAAAGACTACACTGAAGAAAATGAAACTCCATTTTTATTGGATTCTATTTATTTGGATAAATTCAATGAAATCTACAATTTATTAATAAACAAAAAATCAATTTATTTAATTGAAGCTATTAAAAAAAATAAGATTGACCCTGCTAAAATTGGATTTATGCGCCCCGATGAATTAAATCCGGATAAATATGATGCAATTTTAAAAAAGAAAGAAGTAGAAGAGTTTAAAAAAAATAATCAAGCTACATCAAGTAATTATAAATGTCCTAAATGTAAAGAAAAGAAGGTGGTTATTACACAAAAGCAAACTAGAGCTGCAGATGAACCAGCTACTTTATATATTGAATGTAAAGCGTGTGGACACGTTACCATTCATGATGATTAAATATGATGATTAATTTACAAGTTTATCGTATTTTTCGAGCTGGTAATCTACCAATTCTAAAAATTCATCCATATTTTTCTTAACAAACTTTTTTAATTCTTTTTTAACATTTTGAAAAGTAAGGTCAGTGTCTTTAGGAATTAATATTCCGAACTTTTCTTTGTATTTATTTCCTGTGTATACTTCAGGTTTTAGTTCTAATTCTTTTACTATTTCAGTTAGTTCTTTTTTTGTTTTTGATTCAACTTCCATTCTATCAGTAATTCCAGGATTGGTATCAAAAACTATTTCTGTTTCATTAACCGTCCAAATTTCCCTAATTTTTTCATAATAATATTTTTTCTTACATCCAAGACCTAAAAGTAAATTTACCCCAATATTAAAGTTATCTATAATAACTTCTAATTCTTCTGGAAATTTTTCCTTTGGATTTTGTAACTTATAAGTCATAGTTATACGATGACCTTCATCGCGTACTCTAACATAAGTAAATTTCTTATTTAATGGATGAATTAAAACTTGAACTCTGAATAAATAAGTTCCTTGGTGTTTACCATCTAAATCTTTTATTTTTTTAATAATTTCTTTTTTATCAAAATTATTAAAGGAATATTCGTATTCCTTTGGCATATATACTTAGTTATAATAAATATTACATAAAAATTGCAATTTTAATTAACTAAAATATTAATATTTTACTTAATGGATGTTGACAAAGAATTAAGAACAAATTTTAAATCTAGTTTTGGTAAAATGATAACTTCTGAAAAAATTAACAAGATAGAAGAATCAATCTTTAAATTTAGTATTGATTATGCTACGGTAAATGAAACCCCTTATTTAATTGAACAAATTTATGAAACTAAAGCTGATGAAATTAAAAAGTTAATAAAAGATGAAGAGAATGATTATTTTTTAAATGCAATAAAAAATAATAATATTGATTGTGACCAAATCGCTTTTATGAAACCGGATGAATTAAATCCGGAAAAATATGATAAAATTAACAAAAAGAAATCATTAGAAGAATATAAGAAAAATAATCAAACTACTTCTAATGTTTTTGAATGCCGTAAATGCAAGAATAAGAAATGCCAAGTAACACAGAGACAGACAAGAGCAGCGGATGAACCTGCAACTACCTTTGTAACTTGTATGGAATGTGGATATGAATTTTCATTTAATTAAATAGTTTTTGATGTATCATCTTCTTAATTATTTGATATATTATCTTCTTTATCATTTGATTTATTATTATCATTTGATGTATCTTTAGTTTGGTCTATTTTAATTTTGATATTTTTATATTCATCATTTACTGTAATTATTTTTAAACCATTTACAATAGCTGGTTTTTTAGCTTTTTCATCGTGATATTTTGAATTATATTCTTTAATTGATTCTGGATGAATTATTGGTGAGGTTTCCATTAATCTATCAATCTCATTTTTTAAAATTTTTAATATTACTTTAGCATTTGACCTTTCATTTCTAGGTAAGGCCAATTCAATTTCTAAATAACGAGAAACTTTTTGAAAGGATACGGAAGCAATACGATGTGCTTCAGAAAATTGAGAAAATTTAAAATATGTGCTGATTGCTTGTAGTGAATTTAAAAGAATGATAATCAAACCTATACATATAGGTGCTAAATATGAATTTCCAAATAGTGAAGTAGACCCCATTGAACTGGCGCCTGTAAAAGTACTAATTATCATAACTGGTAAAGCGATATAGTTATTTAATTTAGAATATCTAATATATGATAAGTTATGTAAAATATAATAAGAATAACATATTTCACATTCATCTTTGATTAATTGTTCCAAATCATCATCCCATAATATATTTTGAGTTGGTAAGTCCATATTATAATACTGGTGAAAAAACTAAATTAAATATTACCAATCGCCTTTCATTAGAGCCCAAAAAAGGTCACTTGAAAGATTATCATTGTAGAGTTCGGTAATAATCTTACGTCTTAGTTTTATTCCATAAGACCTTCCAAAACTATAATCCCACATTTCATCCCAATTAGCTGGAAGGCTTTTAGGATAACAACGACCGTCCTTCTTACGCCGATAATTCAAATTGTTCATATTCTGACAATACTCTTCAGAATCTTGATCATAATCACTGAAGTTATCTTCTATCCACCTACAATCATCATATGGATAATCTTCAACCGGCTTCTTGTCAGAAATATAATTACTAGCTTCGTCTATTGAGTTGAGCATACTTTTAATTAAAATAGCTTATATTGTTTTTTTTTCAATTTTTCTTTCATAAAAATAAAAAAATTGCTGAATTATAAATTTATTTTACAGAATAATAATTATTAATGACAGAAAACAAATATCCTCACACATGGGCGATTACCCACGAATTAGATGATTTAATTAAAAATTATACGGACATTGAAAATGGTGCTAGAATTAAAGAAACTGACATATCTTTAATGGGAAGAATTATGCAAAAGCGAGACCAAAGTAAAAAATTAATTTTTTATACCGTTAATATTAAAAATCAGGAATTTCAGATTATATCTGATTTAGGTTCATATGAGTTAGGCGAAGATAATTTTTATAAAATTCATCAGGAAACTAAATTAGGTGATATCATTGGTTTTAAAGGCTATATTGGTAAAGGTAAAAGAGGTGAACTATCTATTTTCCCAAGAGAAATGAAAATATTAGCTAACTGTCTTCACGATTTACCATCTATATATTATGGCATTGAGGATAAAGAAATTAGATATTCTAATCGTTATTTAGATATGATTGTCAATAAAAATGTTATCCCTATTTTTAAGAAAAGACACGAGGTTATTAAATTTTTAAGAGATTATTTATTTGAAAAAGATTTCATTGAGGTAGAAACACCAGTCTTATCAAACAGTGCCGGCGGTGCAACAGCAAAACCATTTACAACCTTCCATAATGCGATGAAACAAAATATGTTTATGCGGATAGCTCCAGAATTATTTTTGAAACAATTAGTTATTGGGGGTATGTGGAGAGTTTTTGAGATAGGTAAACAATTTCGCAATGAAGATATTGATAGAACCCACAATCCTGAATTTACCAGTTGTGAAGCTTATTTTGCTGGTGCTGATTACTATACTTGGATGGATATGACGGAAGATTTAATTTCACAAATGGCAATGAAAATTAATAATACGACCAAAACAAATTGGATGGATGAAGAAATAGAACTGAAAGCACCCTACAAAAGACTAGACATAATGGATACCCTAGAAAGTGAAATTAAAAAGAAATTAAACGATAATACTTTTAAATTACCAGATATTAATTCTGAAAATGCTGATACAGAATATAATATGTTAAGGGAAAAATTAGAAGTTAAAATTACTAAACCGCATACATTAAATCGGCTAATTGATGGCCTCATCGGAGAGTTTGTAGAACCATTATGTGTTCAACCAACTTTTTTAATTAATCATCCTCAAATTATGTCTCCATTAGCTAAACCTCATCGAGAATTAAAAGGTAAAACAGAGAGATTTGAATTATTTATAAATAAGAAAGAATTTTGTAATGCTTATACTGAATTAAATGACCCTAGTATTCAGAGAGAAATTTTTGAAAGTATTTCCAAACAGAAGAATAAGGGTGATGATGAAATACCTCCTTCAGACGAAAATTTTATTAAAGCATTAGAGTATGGTCTACCACCAACTGGAGGCTGGGGAATTGGAATAGATAGGCTAGTAATGCTATTAACTGGTCAGGATTCTATTAGAGAGGTTATTATATTTCCTACTCGTAGGGAATAAAAAAATTGAATTTAATTTATTTT